GATGGACCTGTTAGAACTCAAATTATGGGTGATGCAACGGTTGAAAAAGAAGAACAATCAAAACGTGTTAAAGATTTTATGAACTATCAAATTATGGATCAGATGAAAGAATATGAACCAGAGTTTGATCAAATGTTATTTTTTCTACCCCTGTCCGGATCTACCTTTAAGAAAATTTATTATGATGATCTTTTAGGTAGAGCGGTTTCTAAATTTATCCCAGCGGAAGATTTAGTAGTTCCTTATTCTGCAACTTCATTAGATGATGCAGAAGCTGTAATTCATATAATCAGAATGTCTGAAAATGAATTAAAGAAACAACAGGTAGCAGGTTTTTATAGAGATGTAGAACTAGGAACACCACCAGTTACACAAAACCAATTACAAGATAAAAAATTAGAACTTGAAGGAATTTCTAAAGATGGTCAAGAAGATCAATTCGTTCTTTATGAAATGCATTTAGATTTAGACCTAGAAGGTTATGAAGATGTGAAAGAAGATGGTGAGCCCACTGGAATTAAACTTCCATACGTTGTTACAGTTTTAGAATCTAATAATAAAATTTTATCTATTACAAGAAACTACAAAGCAGAAGATCCATTAAAGAAAAAAATAAATTACTTTGTACAATTTAAATTTTTACCAGGAACTGGTTTCTATGGTTTTGGTTTAATTCATATGATTGGTGGTTTAACAAGAACTGCAACTTCAGCTTTAAGACAATTATTGGATGCAGGAACTTTAGCAAACTTACCTTCAGGATTTAAGTCTCGTGGTATTAGAGTTAGAGATGATGCACAACCTTTACAACCTGGTGAGTTCAGAGATGTAGACGCACCTGGTGGAAATATTAAAGATCAGTTTATGACTTTACCTTTTAAAGGACCAGACCAAACATTACTTCAATTGATGGGAATTGTAGTGAACGCCGGCCAACGATTCGCGAGCATCGCAGACTCACAAGTGGGTGATATGAATCAAGCCGCTGCTGTTGGAACGACGGTCGCGTTATTGGAGCGTGGATCGCGGGTAATGTCAGCGATACATAAAAGATTATATGTTGGATTAAAACAAGAATTTAAATTATTAGCAGAAGTATTTAAAAGTTACTTACCCGAAGAATATCCTTATGATGTTCCAGGAGCGAGTAGGAATGTTAAGGTTTCAGATTTTGATGAAAGAGTAGATATATTACCTGTAGCAGATCCAAACATCTTCTCACAGACGCAAAGAATATCGTTAGCTCAATCTCAATTACAACTAGCGCAATCGAATCCTCGAATACATAATTTGTATCAAGCATACAGATCTATGTATGATGCGCTGGGAGTTAAAAACATTAATGCAATTCTACCTCCACCGGCTCAACCAATGCCAATGGACCCTGCATTAGAACATATTATGGCAATGAGTATGAAACCTTATCAAGCGTTTCCTGGTCAAGACCACAAAGCTCACATTGATTCGCATTTAAACTTTATGAGACTAAATCAAACTCAAAATAATCCAGGAGCAATGGCTGCTTTACAAAAAAATATTTTAGAACACATTAGTTTAATGTCTCAAGAGCAAGTTCAATTAGAATTTGTTGAAGAATTACAAGAAGTACAAATGATTCAACAACAAATGCAAGCAATGGGTGCACAAAATCCTGCTATGGCACAAAATATGATGCAAAATCCACAAGTAATGCAGGCACAACAAAGACTTCAACAAATTACAAATCAAATTGAGTCTAGAAAAGCTCAATTAATTGCTGAAATGCAAGAAGACTACGCTAAAGAAGAAGAAAAAATTATGGGTGAGTATGGTGGAGACCCATTACTTAGACTAAAAGGTAGAGAATTAGACCTTAGAGCACAAGACAATCAAAGAAAAGAAGAAGAAGGTGAAGAAAGATTGAATCTTGATAAGATGAAAGCAATGATGAACCAACAAAACAAAGAAGATGAGTTGGAACAAGAGGCAGATCTAGCAGGATTACGTGCTGGAGTGACACTTGCAAAGCAATCGATGGCTGACCAAAGTAAAATTCACGATTTTGGTAGAAACTTCGGTAAAAAATAGATATAATTAAAAATTAAGGAGAAAAATATGAGCAAAGATTGGATGAAAGGTCAAACTTACACTAAAGCACCTAAAATTGAAAAATGTTTAGGCGTTGGTAAAGATGGCTATCAAACAGGCGGCATTACTATCGAAGCGACTGACCCTAATGAAACACAAACTGTGGATGTTAAGGGAACTAGACGAATGAGAGCTGATAAAAAACCTGTTAAGGCTAAATGGTATTAAGCTATGTGGTTATCGGCAATTAAATTAGCCGTTTCTGCAGGCAGTCACATTTATAAAAAGAAACAAGAAACAAAAATGGCTATGGCTGACGCGCAGTATATGCACGCTCAAAAAATGGCTCAAGGTCAAGAGGCTTACCAAGGTAAGCTTTTAGAATCAAGAGATTCAGATTGGAAGGACGAGGCAGTTTTATTAATTCTCTCGGCGCCAATAGCAATTCTTGCATATGCAGTTATATCAGATGACCCAACTGCAATGGATAAAGTAAATATTTTCTTTGAACATTTCTCAGCACTACCAAGTTGGTTTACTAATTTGTGGATACTTGTAGTCGCATCGATTTATGGTATAAAGGGAACACAAATTTTCAGAAATGGAAATAACAAAAACAATTAGGAGATAAAAATATGGCAAATCCAAGATTTAATACTCAAGTTGCACAACCAAGAACTGGCACTAGAGTAAAAAGAGCAATGGGTGGAATGTCACAAGCTAGAAAAGATATGGCTGATGGCTTCTACAAAGACGATATGGGTATGAGAGGTGGAGCAATGTATAAAAAAGGCGGCAAGGTTAAAAAGAAAAAAAATACTAAACGTATGAATAGATTAGAAGAACTTGGAAGAGTTGATTCTGAAAAAGCTTATACTAAAAAAGGTAAGAAAAATCTTAAAGCTGAAAAGAAAAGAATAGTTAAAGAAATTAAAAAAAGTTAATTATGAAAAAACCAATTCCAAAAGGAAAAAAAGGTAAAGGCATAAAAGCTTTAAAAAAGAAAGCTCCTGAAGTTGCAAAACGAATGGGCTATAAAAAAGGAAAAAAAGTTTGTGGCTAAACCTGGACTCTACGCGAACATTCACGCGAAACGTAAAAGAATTAAGGCGGGCTCAAAAGAGAAGATGAGAAAAGTTGGATCTAAAGGAGCACCTACTAAAAAACAATTTAAACAAGCTGCAAAAACTGCTAAGAAAAAATAATGGCAACAGCAGCTTGGACTAGAAAAGAAGGTAAGTCTGCATCAGGTGGATTAAATAAAAAAGGTGTTGCATCTTATAGAGCAGCTAATCCTGGATCAAAATTAAAAACAGCAGTCACTACTAAACCATCAAAATTAAAATCAGGATCCAAAGCTGCAAAAAGACGTAAATCATTTTGTGCTAGAATGTCTGGAATGAAAAAGAAATTAACTTCTGCTAAGACTGCAAGGGATCCAGATTCAAGAATAAACAAGTCACTTAGAAAATGGAATTGCTAATGATAGATAAATTTTTATATAAATTTTTTAGTGCAGTAGATGATATGTTTTCTTGGTTAGAAACTTACTCTGTTAAATTTACTTCTTGGTTATGGAACTCAAGAGTTAAGTTATTAAATAAAAAAAGAAAAAGAAAATGAGAGATACTAAAGTATTAGAGAGTTTTTTAAAACATACTGAAAAGAAACTAAAAGAAATGAATCTTTTTAAATTTTTAAAAAAAGAAGTAGAAACAGGTGCAAATGGCACTCAAGACTACATTATTAAAAAAGGTGTAAATAAGGATAAATTAGCTAAAACTAAATAGAGGAGAGAAAATATGACTGACGACCTACAATTAATAGACCAATTAAAGAAAAGAATCAACGCAACTATTGATCAAATTAAAGAAGCTATGGTAACAGGAGCTGTTGACAATATGGAAAAATATAAGTATATGTTAGGACAGGCACAAGCCTATCAATTAGTATTACAGGAAATCTCTAACCTGCGAAAACCAAAGGAGCAAAAAGATGAGCAAGGAAA